AAGAAGTATTATTAGTTCCTGAAGTAGAGGTATTTGTACTTTTACTTGTAGTTCTATCAATCGTTCCTAGTTCAATATCGAAACTTAAAGCAGTTTCGTAAGAAGTTGTAGTATTAGTATTCCAAGAGGTATTTGTACTTCTACTTGTGTTCCAAGAAGTGTTTGTACTTCTGCTCGTATTATATGATGTACTTCTACTTGTATTCCAAGAAGTGTTTGTACTTCTTGAAGTATTATAGCCTGTGTTTCTACTTGTGTTCCAAGAGGTATTTGTACTTCTACTTGTATTCCAAGAAGTATTAGTGTTCCTACTTGTATTAGTATTTCTTGTGGTTGAAGTATTATAACTTGTAGAATTAGTAAATCCTGTACTATCTACATAAGCTGTTGTTGTGTTACTATTATACTCTGTAGAGTTAGTAAATCCTGTACTTCTTGATGTATTTGTTCCTCTAGCTGTATTGGTATTTCTTGTGGTACTAAAACTTGTATTATCTGTGTATGCAGTTGTTGTATCAAAAGTTGTAGTAGTTTCAAAAGTTGTAGTTGTATCAAAGGCTGTAGTCCTTGTAGTATTATAACTTGTATTATCTGTATATGCAGTTGTTGTTTCGAAAGTTGTATTTGTTTCAAAAGTTGTACTTGTATCATAAGTTGTAGTTCTTGTAGTACTAAAACTTGTATTATCTGCATAAGCTGTTGTGGTTTCGAAAGTAGTAGTATCTTCATATGCAGTTGTAGTTGCAAATGAAGTATTCCTTGTAGTACTTATAGTTGTATCGTAAGTTGTTGTGTATGCAGTTGTTGTATTCCAAGAAGTTGTTGTAGACTGCGTTGTATTGAATGTTGTAGTTGTTGTATATGCAGTCGTTGTACCTTGTGTTGTTGTAAAGGTAGTTGTTGTTGTAAAAGTAGTTGTTCTTGAAGTAGAAGTAGCTTTTGATGTTTCATATGTTGTCGAATGACTTGTATCAAAAGTTGTTGTTGTGTTCTTATCAGTTTCGTAAGTAGTTGTTGTATTAAAGGTAGTTGTATGAACACCTGAAATAGTAGATGTTGATGTAGCAGTGTTTCTAGAAGTTGTATGCGTAATGGTGAAAGGCCCTGCTATAGAGCCTCCATCATTTACATAGACTTCGTTAACTCGTCTGAGTGTCCCTGAGTCATTGACTGCAAGGTAACTAAGTTGACGAAGTGTTCCACTATCATTAACATATATTGCCATTTATTAACTCGAATATACAAACCATATATGTCCACTGGAAGTTGAACCAACCCCAGTCGGTGCGGTTGTAGTAATAGTCCACGGTAATCTAGCTGATGCCATAGTACCACTAGTAACCTTATCTGTTGCTACCGCCCCCTCAAAGTTTCTGCTAGAGTCAATAGTGTCAGTTCCGTCAATCTTTAATCCTGCGTCTTCAATATTAAAATCTAATTTAGTTCCCATTTTTAAACCTCTATCGTTGTTCTTATATATTTATAAGCCATTGTATCACCACTTGCTGGTGTACATAGTAATCTTACATTACCACTATTTATGTCGGCATCAAAAGTTGCCTGTGCTCCATTATCAAATATTGAAGCATATTGTGTTAAATAAACTGTTGAGCCATCATGGAACAAGAATATTTCAATTGCTTGATAATCACTATCTGTTGAATTAACAATTTGTACTATATATTTAGCTGTTCTAAAAGCACTTGCACTAAATGAATCAAGAGCAAATTGAGTAGTTGCACTAGAACTTCCTGTTCCTACATCCATACCTGCTACTTCATCAATATGAAGTTTTTGTGGAGGATTAGTGTCTTGTATACCTAATGAACCAGCTGCCACTAATTTATCAGCAGTTGAATCCCCTGCAGTAAATGTTCCTTCAACAGTTACATTACCACTAAAAGATTGTCCTGATAAAGCATCTGATTTAAGTTCACTTGCACTTACCGCATTAGCTGCTATAGTTTCTGCAATAACAGCATTAGAAGCTATTTTAGCATTAGTAACTTGGTTTGCTCCAATATGGATAGTATCAATACTACCTGTCACTAATTCTGCGCTATCTATTGAGTTTGCAGCTATTTCAGATGAACCTACTGAGTTAGCAGCTATTTCTGCTGAACCAATGGCATTTGCTCCCATTTTCGCATTAGTTACTGCGTCATCATTAATTTTATCTGTTTCTACTGCTGAATCAGCTAAGTGTACTACTGTAATAACATTTTGTGCTATTTCAGAAGCTCCTACTGAGTTTGCTGCTAGTAAGTCTGCTGTAATTAGACCACTTGTTATAAATGCTACACTATTAATTGCGTTATCTGCTATTTGAGCACTTGTAACAGAGTCATCAGCCAGTTGGTCTGATGTAACTTGGTCATCATCAATATGTCTTGTTAAAATACTATTCTGTGCAATTTTAGTAGCATCTATTGCGTTGTCTGCAATATTTCCTGTAGCAATTGTATTCGCTGCTATTTCAGCAGTTGTAATACTTGCTGCTACAATTTTACTTGCGTTTACAGTATTATTTGCTATTGCACTTGCTGTTCCTGTAAGGTCACCAGTAACATCTCCTTCGATATTTGCCACTAGTGTTCCTGTTGTAATTGTTAAGTCGCCTGTCGATGCTCCTGTGAAACTTCCTGTACCTACTATAAATTTGTCTGCACTTTCGTCCCAACCCATAAAGGCGTTATCAGAACTTCCTCTCTCCATAACAATACCTGTATCATTAGAAGGAGACCCTGAAGTTCCTGTTGCTAACTCTATAAGAGGGTCAGCAATTGTTGTAGTTGTTGAACTAACAGTTGTGGTTGTACCGTTTACTGTTAAGTTTCCAGATAATGTTACATTACCTGTGAATGTTTGTCCACCCAATGCGTCTGATTTAAGTTCAGAGGCAGATACGGCATTAGCTGCTATTTGTGTAGCTGTTACTGCGTTACCTGCTATCTCACTTGAATTAACAGCGTTTTCTTGTATTTTTGCTGCCGTAATTGAGTTACCTGCTAATTGAGCAGTATTAACTTGGGCGTCATCAATATGTTTTGTTAAAATGCTGTTTTGAGCAATTTTTGTTCCGTCTACTGCGTTATCCGCAATATTCCCTGTTGCGATGGTATTATTTGCTATCTGTGTAGTAGTAATTAAACCATCTGGTATTTTTGCAACTGATAATGCGTTATCCGCTATCTTTGCGGTTGTTACTGCGTCACTTGCTAATTGGTCTGCGGTAACTTGCGAATCATCTATATGTCTAGTTAAAATACTGTTCTGGGCTATTTTTGTTCCATCAACAGCATTATCTGCTATATTTCCTGTTGCTATTGTGTTTGCGGCTATTTGTGTTGTTGTTATTAAGCCGTCTGCTATGTGCGCTACCCCTATTACATTCTGTGCTATTTCTGAAGCTGTAATAGAGTTTTCTGCGATTTCTGAACTACCAACTGCGTTGGCAGCTATCTCTGCTGATGCTACTGAATTAGCAGCTAGTTCTGTGGAAGTAACTGCATTTGCAGCTATTTTTGCACTTGTAACTGCTCCAGTTGATAAATGTATAGTATCGATGGAGCCTGTAACAAGTTCACTTGAATCTACTGAATTTTCAGCTATCTTTGCTGCTGTAATAGCGTTATCTGCTACTGATGTTACTGCAGAAGCTTGTAGTTCTGCAGCTCCAACGGCATTAGTAGCTATTTCGGCAGCAGTAACTGCATTTGCAGCTATCTCTGACGATGCTACTCCATTTGCAACTATTTTAGCAGCTGAAACTGAGTTAGCAGCGAGAGCTTGTTGTTCAATTAAAACCTTACCTATTAATGGCATTTTATGTCTGCTCCAAATACGATAGAACTACATCTATCGAGCTTGCTACATTGCTCTGTACCTTTATTATATCACCAGCTTCTAACACTACCTTTGCATCGCCACCTATTGGGGCTAGTGTAGAAGCGTCTGGTATTTCGGTCGCTGCTAATAAATTTATATCTGCAGTTGCACTCGCATCATAAAAGAACACATTTGCTTCTATATCTCCACCTGATTGGTTACAAAGGTATAATCCAATTATCGTGGAAGTCGTACTAGAAGGGCAAGTATAAACAGCCGTAGTTGATGTTCCTACACTTGCGCTAGTTACTGTTTTAAATGCTGATGCCATAATCTTATCCTAATGCTATTGCAAAGGCTAGTGCGTCACCCTCAGATACTCCACCTTTTTGGGCAACTGTCACTATTGAGCCATTTGCGGCTTTTGTAAATATTTTTCCGTCTGCGACATTCATCGCAATTTCGTGTGTTTCTAAGTCAGAAGTGCTCGGTTCTGAACTGGCAGTTTCTGACCTTTTTGGTTTAATCACATGTGCCATCTTAGAAAGTTCCTCCATCTAATGTGTTAGTCCATGTTATTGTTCCGTTGTTTCCAACTTGAAGCACTTGTCCTACTGAATTAGTAGAGTCATATGAGCCTATTGAAAGTGAGGCAAAAGAACCTCCACCATTCGCTCCATATAATACTACACCTTCAGGTACTGAAGTTACTCCTTTTAATCTTAGTGTATCAGAGTTAATTTCGATACTTGCATCGTCTACATTTACAGAAAGTGTATTTCCTGACTTAGCAAGACCGTTACCTGCTGTAACCTGACCAGCTCCTGAGAACTGTGTGAAAGTTAAGGCTGTTGTACCTATTGTAGCTGAACCAGTTACATTAGTTAATACATAAGCATTGTCTGCATTTGTACTACCTTCTTCCACAAAACAGAACATACCACCTGTAACTTCGGTAGCTTGGTCTGCGTCTACTGACCTAGTAAGGACAGCTGCGGTACTGCCGTCACCAACAGTACTTACATAATAAATACCATTTTGTGCTCCAGTACTTTGGTTTTTAACAAGAACTCTGTCATCTGCAACTAGAGTTACTCCATCTATAGAGATGGCTCCGTTTGCATCATATGTTAGTGTTGCTCCAACACCACTTGAACCATTATTATAAGAGCCTGAAATAGCAGCTGCTGTAGCTACTCTTACTGAATCTTTAATATCAAGGGCTTGTTTAACGCTATCTACATATGCTTTAGTTGTTGCGTCTGTTGTTTGGGTAGGAGTTCCAATATTGGTAACTCTGTTTCCACCCATATTAACTGTTTGTGAGCCTGCAACTGTTAATCCGCCATCAAAGTCTGCTGACTGTGCGAATGTTGCTGTACCTGTTACTGTAATAGCATCTCCTGATGCATTACCAAGTGTTACTGCTCCATCAGCTTGTAAAGCTCCATCAATTTCTACACCAGATGAGAAAGTTGCGGCATTTGTTACATCTAAAGTACCAGCGATTGCTGTATTACCTTCTCCACTTGTAACTGTAAACTTATTAGTGTTTATAGTTAAGTTTCCTGTAACTGCTGCTGAGCCAAGTGTTGCGGCTCCTGATACATCTATTGCTGCATTGATGTCTAAATCTTTGCTGATTTCAATTTCTTCACTACTATTGGTAGTGATAAATTTCATGTATGAAGTAGTACCTTCTTTAATATCTAAAGCGGCTGCTTCGTTATCTTTAATTGCCAGTATGTTTGCTTGTGCATCAATATCAATTGTACCACCATGTGTAATTATTAAATTACCTGAAGGGGCTATTGTTAATGCGCCACTACCAGTAGATATTGTGTCTGAAGAACCAGTAACTACAATGTTACCAGACTTCAAGTAGTCAATCTTGCTGTTAGCGTCAACTACAATGGCTGAACTCGCTGTAAGAGTACCCGCTGTATGGTCGAGCATTTCAACATACAAATCACCGCCGATTGTTGTTACTGCTGCTGAACTAGGGTGTCCTACAAAGAGCTTCTTAGAACTAGATGAATAAGCTAATTCACCAGCACTTAACGAAGTTGGTGCGGCGGTACTGCTACTTCTTTTAATTTTAATGGTTTGTGCCATGATTGTTTCCTATACGAGCTAAAAGCTCCCTGCGTCTACCGTGTCCGAGTCCGCTGAATCGTTACCTATCATTATAGGGACAAATTCAAATGTTCCCGATGATGTTTCACGGTAAATCTTTAACTGATTGTCATCAGTATCGTAAAATAAATCGCCTTCTGAAAGTCCAGTTGTACTTGAAGTTGGCGCTGATGTTTGCACGAAGAATTGATTGGCAAGGAAGTTTAATGCTCCCTCCACATGAGTTTGACCTGATAGAGTTCCTACAGGATTGTTAAAGGTTATACCCTGAGCATCAGTTGCGGAACCAGCGACTGCTGATGATATTGTAAGAGTAGTTGAATTACTCGTCGCATTGATAGCTGTTGTATTAGGAGTAAGTGTTAGGGTAAGTGCCATTATCTTGTAACCTCTGGTGTAACTCGTGCTATGCCTTCAATTAATCTAGTGGTTGTATTCGCACTAGTGTTGTGCAATTCTAAATCATAATAATATTTACCTGCTGCTACATTCCTAGTTGTCCCGTAGCCTAAGTACATTTTTAGTACTCCGTTAGCTTGGTCAACTGTAGAACAAGTAAATGTTGCCGTAAGAGTATTTGATGTGGGAGAAGGGCGCAATTGTGCGGACGCAGTTTGATTTACGAGGTTTACATTATCCCCGTCCTGCGCTATTTGTACTTGTAATGAGAAATCAGAACCCTGATCGATTACAATATCGTATTTCCCTGCTGCCATAATTTTATACTCCTATATGCTAAATTATATCAAAATCTTAAGGTGATGTCAAGAACTATTTTTGACTTGTTTTATTTTGACCCTAAGATTTAGGATATTTATCCTTTACAGCCTTAAGCTGTGTGTAAAAGTCAGTGGATTTTGCGCTGTTTCCAAACACGCCATCATCGATTGCATGCCATAACATATCCATCTGATTCTTTATTTTAGGATATTCATTTTGTCTATCCTCTGTATATGTTTGTGTTTTTGTTAAGTTTACTGCTAATGCCATTATACTAACTCCACTTTAATTTTACTGGTATAATCTCTATACCCTGTCTTGGTTAGTTTTACTGTATATTCACCTGGTTTAGTGCCAGTAAAAGTAACTGTTCCATCTGCTGGCACTGTGCCAACACTAGAACCATTTAAATAAACTGTTGTGTCTTGTGGAATACCTGTCCATGATGCGGTAGACCCCATATCTACTTTTGCCACCTCAGTAGGTGAAAAAGTTAACCAAAGTACGATATCATCTCCTGCTCCATTAACATAGTACGAATCCAAAATAATTTCTGTATCTGATTCTTTGGTAAAATGAGATACTCCCTGTGCGGCTTGAGCCGCAATAATATCACTAGTTACTGGATTAGTAGTAATCCATGTTATTGCTGTTCCTTTGTAAAATATATTATATGTCACTCTATATCCTCCGATTTAAAAATTACATACGAATAGTAAATTGATGGAGCTCTAGATATATAATCTACTTCATATATATCTCTAGATACATCAAGGCCTTCTGCTGCCTCATGCGCATTTGTAATAGTAAGAGTAGAAGTACTTACTGCGTGTTGAACTCCTTCGGATACTTCAAATTCTCTAATATCGCAATCTTCTCCATAATCACAGGATTCGTAATCTTCTATATACCTCATACACCCTGTAAATGAATTATTTGCCCAACCAATTTTAGCTGTATTAATTGAGGGGTGAGTTACTGTTGCATGTCCTGGGTCTGTTGTATCACACATATCTTCTGCAGGCATAATTATTTTTATTCTACCTGTTGGGTTATTACCATCATATGTTCCACTGTCATTAATTGTAGCTCCTGTAATTACTCCTGAAGAATTTGTGGTACATGTTACTCTTGCTCCCCAATTCCGATTTCCAATAGTATTATTTGTTGTTGAATTATTTTGATAATATCCTTTCAAATTTGAAACACTTGGTTTAAATCCGCTCCCACCACTAGTAACTGAAATACTTCCTAAGCTATAATTTTGGTCATATGAGTTATATGACCAGGTATAACTAAAAGTTGGCTGAGTTATTCCAGTCATCCAATTACTCATCTCGCTATCCATAGTCCATACTACATTTACTTTCGGTTTGTATCCTAAGCTGTGTGTAATGGTATGGGTTGCTCCCGGGTCTAATCTACCTTGTCCTCTATGAGACACTATATACGCTTGAAGCGCATCTGAATCAAACATCATCTGGTCTGTTGAAGCAGTAACATTTACACTAGGTTTACTTACATAAACCCCTTTGTCACTTCCTCTTGTTCCTATTAATACTCTATCTACCATAATTAAAATAATGCCAAGTTAGAAATTGGCTTAAATGCCCATACTCTTAAAGTTTGAGTTGGTACTGTTGTTGTTACTGTTTGATTACCATCATCTGCACTAAAACCAAAACTAGCACTTGTTGCTAATGTTAAAGTACTTCCGCTTAATGAAGTAGTCATTGTGTTTGTTACTGGGTCATTATAATAAAAATTATTTTCATTACCACTCGCTGTAGTACTTTGTGTTGCAGTTGCTGAGCCTCCTGCTGCTACACTTCCTACATCTATGGCTTGCATAATTAAAGCAGTATCAACTTGGTCGGCACTGTTGCTACTAAATAAAAGTTCATCAGCTGAACAGGTATGTACATTAGAACCTGGACGACTTATCCATATTCCATAAACTCCTGAGCCTCCACGAGTTGTTGATGCTTGTCCTATTATTACTCTATCTACCATATTAATCCCATAATAACCCTGTATCCCCTAAACTTGGGTGATTAGCTTTTGCTGTAGAAACTCCTGCATTGCTAGTATAAGTATTACCCATAAATCCAAAACCATTTGGTACTCTTAATACTAAAAAGGATACTGCATTAGAAGTTCTTGTTTGCACTACTTGTGAATCAACACCATACCACCAACCATAACTATTATTTTCATTATAACCATCGTCTCCAGAACCTACAGGTTTAATAGAACTGTCAGTAAAAGCCCAACTATAAGCTAGTGCATTGTGTATTCTAAAATAATGAACATCTCCACCCCAACCACTTGCTTCTTCAGTATGTATTTTTGTACCTTGTTCAAATAGTATATAAGTAGGTATATAAGTTAAAGTTGCTTTACTTCCAGAAGTCCAAGTTAATCCACTACTACTAATACTGGATTGTGTTCCTCCTGCGTATATTTGACCATATCTTACACTTGTTGAATCAAATAATAAATCATTACTACTAGCGGTAAATACATTAGAACCGGGTTTACTAATAAAAACTCCTAATGTACTTCCATCTTTATTTCCTATTACTATTCTGTCCGCCATTAGTCTGCTATTACTATCCTTTTATTTGTTGAATCTAAAATTATTTTACTGTCTGAAGTTCTTAAAACTGTTGAGTCCATAACCCAACCACCAGCTGAACCTGCACTTATTGTTAAGTTCAAACTACTTGTTGAACTAATAGAAGCTGCTGTAATATTATTTGCAGCAATCTCTGTTGTTCCTATTGCGTTTGCTGCTATTTTTGCATTTGTTATTTGGTCTGCTCCTATATGCACTGCATCAATAGAGCCCGACTTAATCTCTGCACTGTCTATAGCGTTAGCTGCTATCTTAGCTGATGTAATTGCATCTGCAGCTATCTCTGCTGTATCTACATTACCTGCAGCTATTTTAGCTGATGTAATCGAATTAGCTGCTATTTGTGGAGCAGTAACAGCTCCTGCTTGTATAACTGCACTATTAATTGTATTACCAGCTATCTCTGAATTTGTTATAGTTCCAGCTACAACTGCTGCTGCTGTTATACTGTTAGCTCCTATTTCACTCTGTCCTATTGCGTTAGCAACTATCGCTGTACTGCCAATAGAGTTTGCTCCAATATGAGAACTATCTATTTGTCCTGCTACTATATTAATTGCTGATACTGAATTTGTTGCTATTTCTGAGCTTCCGATAGCATTTGCTGCTATTGCATCACTTCCTACTGCTCCAGTAGCTATTTTAGCTGCTTCAACAGCATCTGTTGCTAGTTGTGTGGTATCTACTGCTCCCCCTGCTATGATTATACCATTTACAGAGTTTGCTGATATTTGAGTACCACCTACAGAATTTCCTGCAATAATTGTTCCGTTAACCGCATTTGCTAGTATCTCCGAACTTCCTATTGAGTTAGCTGATATCTCTGCCGAAGCAATCGAGTTTGCTGCTACCTGAGCTGCTCCAATAGCATTTGATGCTATTTCTACAGCTGTAATTTCATTAGCACTAACTGAGAACGAATCTATCGCGTTAGTTGAAAGCTGTGTCGAATTAATAGTATTAGCGGCTATTGATGCATTAGTAATAGTATTAGCTGCAATTAAACTATCTGTAATAGCTCCTGCTGCTATAGCTGCTGTTCCTATTGAGTTCGCTGCTATAAGAGAACTACCAATTGAACCTGCTACAATAGAAGCCGCTGTAATAGAGTTAGCTGCTATTTGTGTTCCTGATATAACATTTGCTGCTACTTCTGATGAATTATCTATTACTTGTTTATTTGTAAAAGGAGTAATTGCAAAAGTACCTGAATTATTAGCAACCATTGCTATAATACTATCTTTACTACTATCTAATCTTAGTGCTTGTCTGTAAATATTTTTACCACTATATGCTCTATTAGGGGCGGATACTAGTTGCATTACTGTATTACTTGTAATATTACTTACAGTTGACATAAAGCGGTCAGTACCTGCTGCATCAATTGTTACAACATCTCCCTCTTGGAAATCAAGTTTGAAAGTAGTACTTGACCCAGTTACTTTAGGCGCTCCTGAAGTCATTGTTACAGTACCATTAGCTGCAACTAAATCATTACTAGCTTCTCCCAGTCTTTTGAAGAACTTAAATCGATATTTATCTCCTGTTAGTCCATTCGTTGCTGTAGTATCTGTATGTAAATGTATTGCATGTAGTGGGTCTGTTCTAGTACTTCCACGAGCTAAATTTGCATCATAATCATATAATAAGTATCCTTCTTCTCCATCTGCCAAATTATTAAATCCACTACAAGTTGTAAAATTAGTATTACCTGCGGACACAGCTATAGGGTCAGCTGCTCCTAATGGTTGAAAACTATATGTGCTATTGGCAAAAGTTACAGTACCAGTACTTGCATTAATAACTGGAGCAGTAGTAAGAATACCACCTTTCATTATACCACCATTTAATCCACCACCAATTAAACCACCTGTAAAAGTAGGGAATAAATTAGTCGGGAATTTAGCAGTTACTTGAATATAGTCTGAAGTTTTATTATCTGTTCTTACAGTTTGAACACGAACTTTAAATTCATCTCCTTGTTTAACATCAGATATTCTATATGATGTATGTGTATTACCTGCTAGATATTCTGTAGTCCATGAGCCAGGTCGTGCCTCTCCTGTACTATCCACATTATGTTGAATATTATACCCTGCTAAATGTTCATATACATCTGCAAGAGCTGTTCCATCGGAGTCCGCTCTTAAACTAGCTGGGTGTTGCCAAGATACTAAAACATCATATCCTATAGAAGCAGTTTGGTCATTTTCTAATCCTTGTGAAGCTTCATTACTTGGAACTATCTCTGCGGTTAGATTAGTAGGCGCAGGAACATTTGTTGTTCTTTTTGGTGGTCTTAATTCTTCTGGGAATTGGGGTAATTCATAACCTCTATCCACCATATCAAATTTTACAAGGTCATAAGCTGCTGCAGTAATAGAATAGGTCATTTTATCATTTTCTTCTTTAATGCTTGTTATTATGTACTGTTTTGCACTTCCTACAGTATTACTTCCATCTGCTTTTTCTCCAACTAAAGAGAACATTGTATCTCCTGTGGGAGCTCCTGTGAATGCACTGCTTACTGTAACTGTTGAAACATTATAAGCAGATACTGCTTGTGTTTCTACTCTAAGGTCTTCACTCCAATACAAGTGTACAATCGCTCCTGCATCGTCTTTACAATTTCTAGCTTTTGCTGATGAATCTATATCTGCTCCTGTTTCATCTTCAGGAACATAATCTCCTTTATTATATACAACAGAGTTAATAGTTGCAGTTTCTTCCATTAAGTAGGCACCACCTTCAGGGTATATTAAACTTAAATAGAAGTTATCTGTACCATTTATATAAGAAGTTAAATCTCTATCTACTTTTATTTGTGTTGTTGTTGAAGTTGCTGCATTAGTTACTCTTCCACTATACAATACTTCTCTTTCATCAGAGTCTTGTACATCTATCACATCACCTGGTCTAAGCGCTGCTCCTTGAATACCTGTTGCAAAAGTACACATCTCTTGTTCTAGCCCTTCACTATATAGAATCCATTTTCCGAACCTAATAGCCTGACCTTTGGAAGTACAACCATAAGCTATTGCATCTTTACTTCTAACTTTATTAGTTTTTAAAATATCTGATTCATCTTCAACAACTTCAACTGCTTGTTTATAACTATCCTCTGGGTCATTCCAAGTAACTCTTATTTGATTATGTCTATTTCTAAGTGCTGTTCCTGAATACGAAAATTCTCCCCCTAAAACATTTGATTTATTGAATAAGTAAACGGGTCCTTTCTGTGCATTTTGACCTAGAGTAACTTGTCCTCCATGCCATAATAACATTGACCTCATTACTTGAGCAAATTGTTGTATAGCTTTATAAGCGTCTTGTGGTTTAGATAGATAAGTATTACATGTAAATCGTGGTTCAGTTCCACCTTCTCCATCAGGAACTAATTCATCACAATATTTTGCTACTTGGTATAATTGATATTTGTCTATTTGAGCAAAATCGCCATCTGGGTCAATAAACTGCCCTAAACCATATCTATGATTAGTGAGTAAGTCAAAAAATATCCAAGCTGGATTATTACAATAAACAGGGTCGTAATTTTCAGCATGAACACTATTTGTTCCTGGAGTACTAAAGGTTTTTCTATCTCCTCTAAAATTACCGTCCCAGTCTACATACGCTCCTGTATCTGCTCCTGTCTCGACATTTCTAGTGTAAGCTGCTACTGTTCTTCTTGCATTAGTAGTTCCACTTCTTTCATCTCTTGGGAAATAATTAGTAGGAACTTTTACTTTCATTCCATAAACTTCATAGTCCCTAGTAGGTATTTGAGAAAAATCTTCTGCATCAACTATCACTCCTGCAAATGCAGTATAAGGATAAGTTAATTTATCAGTAATTATGTTTTCTATAGATTTTATTTGAGAAGCGTTTTGTTGTGACCAATGATTCTCATCTTGGTTTACAACAGAAATTCTTTCAACTGAAACTCTATATTTATCATAAGGTTGAAAAGCAGTGGTTGGGAACTCAAAAGTGTGTACAAACGGTTGCTTAGTTTTACCTGTAATAATACCACTTGAATACCCTTTATACCTTGAGTTTGCATGATACTGGTTAATATCATTAGTAATATTATCTCTTCCAAGAACAGTTACATCAGTATAACTACTTCCACCATCTCTTGAAAATCCAAATTTAATTCTAAACTCAGCGAAACCATGTCCTAAATCTCCTTCGTCTTTTTGTGATATAAGAGAATTAAATCCTAAATTAACTTTAATTATATCAACTTCACTAGGATTTCCGATACTCATAGCATCGGAAGTATATATTGAGGCACTAGCTGAATCATTACCTGATGGAGGGTTTTTCCAACGACTAGTTCTAGCTGCGAATTGAGCACAAGTAGGGTGTCCTGAATAACTTGTACCCCCTTGTACTTGGTCTAAGTTTGCATTAATATTATGTGCTTTAGATGCGGAACCTGTTCCATAAGGTACACTAACATATCTTTGTTCTTGTTCCCCTGTTCTAAAGACTAGTCCAAAATTATTATAATTATAAGTAGGTAATGAATTTGGGTTTCTTGATGGGCTACTTACTTGTACAATAGCATTGGCAGTATCTATACCTCCGCCATTTGTTAATATACACTTATTATTAGAACTATCATAACTTGCTATTTTATCTACTAAGTCAATTTTTACTGTACTATTAGTTACAGTCGTCATTGGGGCATGATTAACTTCTACTGCGGCAGTATTAATGTATCTAACTATTTTAGCTACATGGTCTGTACCATTTGGTCCTGCTTTTGCTATTCTAATTTGTGGAGCAAGTCTCATATTTGTATCAGTCATTACATCTGTAGATGCAAAAGCTATGTCTGAAGTATCAGTACTAGTAACTATAACATTACCAGCTTGAGTAGAACATTTAGTTCCTCTTTTTGACCCACCAACTATTAATGCATATCTATCTCCATTATCTGTACTCATATTAGTAAATACATCTGGATTTACATTATCTACAATAGTTTTAGTTGATGCAGTATATCCTGCATCGAGTGTTCTTTGTGGAGAGAAGGTGCTATATGCAGTATTACCCATAACAGGGTTTTTATTTAAACGAACACTAGCTGGCCCATCTACTAATCCTTCAATCGGCCCTTCTGATAAAGCATCAAATATAACAGCGGTCTGCTCGGTACTACGATTGCCTATAGCTCTCGTACCAGCATTATAATTATTAGGATTAGCTGCACTTTCTTGTTGTTGTTGTGCTGCTGCTGCCTCTTGTGCTGCTTGTGCTGCTTTTCTAAGTGCTTTTAACATTATTCTTCGTCCGTTGCTCCATTGTTGTCATCATGACCACTACCATTTCCACCTGGTCCACTGCTTCCTCCAGCGTCTATATTTCCATCGCCTGCTGGGTTATTAGCTGATGAGTAAAAATCCCAACCTTGTTGTGATTTAACTCTACTTCTTGTAAATCCAAAGTTAACAACTGCTCCCCCTACTATTGTTTTTCCATAAGCAATTGGAACAGGTACACCTGGTTTAGTTGTATTTACTGGTCCGTTGAATAAAGTGCTTTTTTGTTCATCTATTTTGTCAGGGTCATCTGGCATCATCATTTCGACAATCCCCATTGTTGCTAACATCATACCTGTAGAAGCTAGTGCTGCTAAAGCCCAACCTCCTGAAGCCCAACCCATTGGATTCATAATTGCTAAAACTACTAGTACAAGACCTATAATAGCTTTAAATACACCTTTAAGAGACCCTTGTGGAATAGGAGTAATAATTATATCATTATTTTCTAAGTCAAGACCTCTACCTTCAGGTCCTTGTAATTCTGTTTCATTTAAAAAATGTTCTGCGTTTGCTTCATCATTTTCTAATATTTCACTTCCTTTTTGTACAGAGAACTCAATGCCTTTATCCTGACATTCTAGTATATATCTTCTAAGTCCTCCTTTCATACAATCTATTGCATGAGTAGCCTCTTGAACTGTTTTTACATTCAATCTATGCTTCTCTCCGAAGAGTCTTCCCATTTCTCCCATTAAGTATATGTTTCTAGTCATAATTTGGCTCCAAAATATAGTGGTCTTTGTCGGGATAGGATACAATAAGATACGGTATACCTATCGCATTACAATTATTTATATCATGCTCACTCGGGCGACAATCTTCCTCATAGTGACTATGCACTACATATAATATTTTTGAAAAGAGTTGATGATGAGTGAATAACTTTGGGTCGATTTTAAAGGACGAATTGTTTTCGTGGAGATTTTCAGATGGAATATATTTTTTATTATTTCCATCAGCTATAACAAGTCCACAACACTCTCGAGGTGCCTCTTGTTCTGCATGTTTAAAAATCTCTTCTATCATTATGAAAACGCCTTTGAAGCCGGGAATCCACCAAAAGGTAACTCTACATCAGTATTAGTATCAGTTGACCCTGTTGAACTTGCCGTGCCTGAATTTAAAGGTTTAAACCCAAATCTTTTCTTACAACCTGTAGTAGTTTTACTACAACCATCTCCTCTTTCCCAATATGCCCCTAGAGTAGGAGCTTGACTTTTACTTGGTTGTCTTGCTTTCCATAATAATGTTTTATTATAAGTGGAAGAAGTAGCAACATTATCAGTAAAAGTTACATAATCTGCATTTCTATCATCAGTATAATTAAAATACTCAGTTCCGTGTGAATATGCTGCGTAAACTCTAACACGCTGAAAATTACTATTAGTATCAGAAGGAGTTCCTGGTGAGGACTCACTTTTAATAGCTTGCCAATAATTAGTTATAGTATGACTAGTAGTGATAGTTCCATCTGCATTAAATCTATTAGTACTTTCTGTATTCTTATAGTAGGCATCTTTTGTTACTGCACCACTACTATAAGTAGTAAAACTTGTTGTGCTTGGAATTACTGGCTCATCATCTTTATTTACAAAAACTGTATATTCCGTACCTGTTGCATAAGCTCCAGAAATTATAGTATATTTTCCTTCTTGATGCCAACGACAGCCACTCCTAGCTTTTTTCCATTCGGGTAAATCTGGACTAGCTCCTTGATATAAGAAAGGACATCTTTCAGGTAAAACCTGTCTTGCTGGTATTTTTTCACCACTAAAGTCAAAAGGTGAAATTAATTCTATTTGTACTTGTTGTTTAGTTCTAGTTTTTATTCTATCAATTAACCAAACTTGTCTTCCAAATTCTTGAGGTGGATTCGAATCTCCACTTTCTCCATATAGGTACTTTTTAAGAGTCATTCTTCTAATTACTCTTAATCCTAATAAAACATTATAATCAAAAGTACCTACTGCATCAGAAAAAGTACTTGAAATATTTGCTAATGTAATTGTAGGTCTTGCTATTGCTCCTGAAGCTTTTAAATCAAAGCCCTCGGCATTAACTGGAATTCTAGTATAGGTTCTAACTGTTGATGGAGTATCATAATCTCTAAATTGTAGACTTGTAAAAGAAGCATCTTCATTTACTGATTCTGAAAAATATACAAAACTATCTTTTGCTATTTCTATTTCAAATAAGGTAATTAACTCGGAACCTGGGTCGAGTTTTTGTATGTCTTTTATAGCGAGATTTTGTGCCATTATGCTTCGTATACCCTTTCAAAAGTAGCACTTAAGCTATAATAGTCGTCATGTTCCCATACTTGATTCCATTGAGTACAAATTACCTTTACAGCAAGTTCACTACTTCCTGAATTAGAGTCTGGTACTGTGAAAGTAAAAGCAGTTACACCTTTTTTACTTTCAAAAAAGGCAACTATATCGTCAATATCTGCTTTTGTCCTGTTGGCAAAATTTACTTTTATATCCTGTTTTAAATTATTTAATCCTCTAGATATACGCTGTGTATACCCATCTCCAAATTCATTTTTTATTACTTGTGGGTCTGTAGACCAGCCCATTCCTTTATCAGGGACTACTACGCCTAAACTTCCACTTATATCAAATCCTATTGCCATCTTAACCGCCTCCTGGTATTAAACCACCTGGTCTTTGTTGAACTTCTATTTCTTTTTGTACTGCTGCATTAATTGCTATTGCTAACTGTTTTCCTGACTCTGCGTCACTTGTAGTATCACTACTTCCTTCTGCCATATTTACATTAATTGTTGTGTTTGTATTTCCCGCCATATTACCTTTAACTGGTATACTTCTATCATTTCCTAATGGAACTACTGCTTCTGTACCATGAAGAACTGCTCCATAACCTGATTCTGGTCCTGTTGCAACTCCTCCACCTGAGAAAGACCTTCCTGCAGGACTAAATACTCCTCCGTATCTTCCAAATCCTAGGAAGGCTTTGAAGAATGAGAAGATTGGATTATCTCCAGTAGCTGCCTTCAGTGCAGCTGTTGTTTGTTCAACTATAGCTGCTGCCATCTGAACTTTTGCGGCTATTTCCATAACTTTTGCCGCTTTATCACTATTTCCTGCAGCTGTTGCTAACATTGCTATTCCACCACCCATTTTAGTGATGCCATCTGCAAATCCTTGGACTCCTTCATTGAAAGTTTCGGCACCTGATTTCTTTGGTGTTGTCCCTGCTCCAGCAACAATTTCTCCATTTTCTCCCGTGCCCTCTCCGTCCTTTTCCTCTTTGTCATTATTTTGTTGTATAACTACCGGAATTGAGCCGTCTAATAATTGAAGCTTACCATCATCACCAATTTGATACCCCATCTGGTTTAATACATCATACTCTCCTGCTATATCTGCTTGAGTTATCCTACCAGGAGTTACATTTGGGTCTCCTTGCCAATTTGGTCCTTGCCATTGTTGTAATCCTTGTTGCAAATAGCCAGGCGCAGTCATAGCATTAATGTTAAATCCATTTACTGTGGTAGGTATGTCTGAAAGGTCGTTTTGTGTCCAGCTGTACAGATTTCTTTGACTACGCATTGACTTCACCATGCTGTCGTAGTCCCAACCAAACGCTCCTATTTCCCAGGTAGTATCAGCACTATATTTCTCTTGACCATCTGGAACATCTACATAGCGCTGGCCGCCTGGGGCATTCTTGTCTTTTATCAGCATTTGGTCATATTTCTCTAACCATTGATTAGCTTCTGTCCACATCTTACCCTGTTCTGACTTCCAAATTTTAAAAGCTTCATCAAAACTAAGTCCACTAGGCATTGAAGAAACCTGATTTGGTCTATTTTTGAAGTCTTCTGAAGCATTAGGTCCAGTAAATCCAAGAGCAGCTAGTTTCTTAGGGTCACGATATACATCGGACTGAAAGTCTACTGCTTTCCCTTTTCTATATTGGTCCATTTCATGTTTACTAAGAGTTTCCATGAATAGTTGTTCTGCTACAGTACTACCTATAAATGCTTGACTACCTTCATATAATTCTTGACCTTCTCTTCTCTTTTCTAAGTCTTTAATTTTCTTTAATTGTATTTCTGCTCTGTCCCGAGCCAGTTTTTCTTTAGCTTCGTTTGTTCCTGTTATAGCATCGGATATTGCTGCAGCTGCATCTTTTCCACCTTCTACCACTGCTGTCTCAATTTTATCGGCTCCTGATGTAAATGCTGTTGACAGCGTGTCTGATACTGTTAGGGAGCTTTTTTCCACTGCATCGGCAATTTCTTCGCCAGGAGACTTCTCTTTATCATCTCCCCAACCTCCGAATAAATCTTCCATTAATCTTCCAGCAACTACTCTTCCCATTTCGTCAGATATAGCTTTTGTTATATTTGTACCGATTTTTGCAAAGGCATCTTCTTCGTTTCTTATAGCTCCACCGATTGCTTGTCCTAAATCTTTTTCTAAATTATTATAAATGTTGGTTACGGCTTTATTCATCATATCGGCCTGCTTCTCCAGCATTTCTAATTTTTCTCTTTCAGCTTGTATTGCTAATCCTGATAATTCGAGTTGGTATTCTAATTCTTTTCTTCTTTTCTCGTCTAAGTCTTCCATTTGTTCTGCAACAAATAGTTTTTGAAGTTCAAAAGCAACTTCCATCTCTCTAAGTTTGAATTCTTGTTGTCCTATCTTAGCTCTATTTTTTGCCTCACGAACTGCTTTTAGTCCTAAAGTAGTTCTCTCGGCTTCCATTTGTAACAGCATAGCTCCTAATTTGAATTCAGTTTGTTTCTCATTTATTATAAACCATGTGTCTTTCATTCTACGGGCAAAGACCATTTCGGATTCTAATTCTTGTACGCCAAGTTCATCACCTAATTCTTTAGCAACTTTAATCATTCTTTCTAGTGCTTTTTCTTGTGTAATTATTTCTGTAATTAACTTAGAGTAAGGTAATTGTGGTAATGTCTGAATTAAATCATTTGTAATTTTTAATTCATTCTTTTTAGATTGATTATAATCTGTTACAGCTGCTGTTGCATCACCATAAAAATCAACTAACTTCATACCTAGTTGAATATGTTCTTCCGTAATATCGTTTCCTTGATAAATTGTGGTAAATAACTCTTCTGCTCTAACATCGAATTTTCTTACTGATTCTAGAACATTTAGCATACCTGTTTGAACTTCTGCGAACGCTTCTGGGTCTAAAACTTTATCTACTTGTAAATCCATGTACTTTCTAAGGTTAGTACCTAGGTCTGCACTTACTATTGCATTACCTATCTGCTGAATTTGCATCATTAAGCCTTTGCTTTTTAATTCCCCTTTCTCAAAACTATCTGCTACACCTTTTAGTTCTTCCCCTAAAGTGTTTAATGATTTGGATAATTCGTCAGTTTCTTTTCTAAATTTTACTAGATTTTCTGGGTCAGGATTAAAAAATTTCCATGCTTGAACAACCATTTGAATTGCGATTACAGCTATACCTAACCACCCAGCAAAACTCATTAAACCAACTAATGCTTGTTGTAGTATCTTCATAGACCCGATAAATTTTCCATATTCGGCAAGCATTAGGGTTAAATGCATTTTAAACCTTAGTCTAATTTTCTTAAATCCTGTTGCTTCATCTATTTCTCTTTGTTTTATTAATAACTTAAGCTCCATTCTAAGTCTTTTTTCTTGAGCTAAAGTCCAAGAATGATGATTTTTTATTAGTTTCTTTCTAGTGTCTAAAGATTTTTGAAAATCTTGTAAATCTTTCTTAGTAGAAACACCCTGTTCAAGTCTTTCTAACCTTGCCTTTCCTGCTTTACCTGTACCAGTAACTTGACTTAATACATCTGTTCTCATTCCTTTGAATAGTTCAGGGGTAGCTAAAGTCTGTATACCAGGTAATAATTGTTTACCAATACTAGCTACAAAAACACCTATAGCTGCTGATGCTGCCCATATACTGTCTGCTAATGTTTTTCCGAAGAACTCGGCTACTGGCGCTATAGCATTTCTTATATTATTTAAAACTTCATCAAACTGAACACCTAATTGTGTTAAAGCACTAACTCTACCTTCTATTAATCCAAACTTTTCGTCTGCCTGCAAAAGAACATCATTGGCAATCGCTTGTGATTTTTGGAAAGTTGTTAATTCGTTTTTATTTAGATTTAATGCTGCTGCATATCTAGTCGTTGCTTCTTCTAGTCTTAATACGATACCTAATTCATCTAAGAGTTCGGGTTCGGCTTTTGTCACACCTCGAACAAGCCTATTGAATGAGTCTGTCGTATCTCTACCTAAAGCAATGGATACTTTTCTTGCTGCTTCACCTAATTCGTTTAACTGAGAAGGTGATAGTCCTGAAGCTAAACCTATTGCTCCTGCTTGTGAAGCTTCTTTAAAAGTTATTTGTCCATCTGTTGCCGCCTGTAAGTCTTTTGCCAAGCTTCTCATAGCTTTACCAGTTATAGCTGCGAATCGTGCTTGACCTTCTTGCAATACTCTAAAGTCTGCTGCATCTTTTAAGAAACGGAATACAGCGTCAACAGCAAATAACTGAGCTGCTAAAGTCGCATAGGCAGGCACAAGGCCTCCAGTGATACCTTGTGACATTTTTGAAAAGTTTTTTGATGCGTTAGACGACTGTTGTGATAGACCTTTCATAGCACGGTCTGTGCTATGAACATTTTTGTCTAATAGATTGAAGCCTTGACCAGTTTTTCTAGCCTTCTTCTCGGTATTTTTTAACGAACCCTTATCATCGACCTCGATGGTAATAGTTGCGCCATGTATTGTTTGTTTTGCCATCTACTTTTTAATCTTACTTTGCCTTGCTTTGGCTCTTTGCTTTTCAGCTTGTTTTTCGTTTATCGAATTACTGTGCGTATTTTCTATATGCTTCAAAAAGTAGACTACTGTCTTTTTATCTTCAATTTCATAAATTTTGAGTAAGAGTTCTAATGATGACATGTCTTTACCCATGTACATACCACTCATACCGTCCCATCTATCTGATAGTAGCGAATATAGAAGAAATGCCTGTTGTACCTCCAAGGGATACATTCTCATCTCTGGAGGCATTTTTTCTGGGTCAGGCTCTTCTCCTAAGTGTTCGCATAACTGAAGATATTTATCGACATCTATGCTTTCGGAGTATTGTCTTTTAAATAAAGCAAGTATGTAATCTACTTGCTCTTGGTAAAATTTTCTAAATCTCCGACAGTTTCAGAAACCCAGTTGTCGAAATCCGCAGAGTTTTTCATCATTAACTCTGCATTCTCTTGTGACCAAGGTAGTTCGTCATCAGGGTCCTGCTTACTTACATCTACTAATAGAAGCTCTTCTAAGTACTTGTACTTTAAGCCGCTCCAGCCTTTAATAATTGCTTTACAGTATTCAGTTAAGAATTTATCATTATCAAGCTGTTCTTCGTATGACCTAGTTTTTTTATTGAACTGTTGTGATACACTACGATTTCTAAGTTTTAGCAATTCTTCTCTTGCTAAATATGTGAGATTAACTGAAAATCCTTCCATTCCTGGATAATCAATTCCCACAGTCTTGCTTGGAGTTAATAAACTCTTAAGCGATACTGGTTGTGTTTTTTGTGTTTCTGCCACTTTAATTTCCTCTTAAAAAAGAGTGCGGAAGCTCGAGAACTTCCACACTCGGTTATTCTAATTATGCTCCTACATAAGTTACTTTAACTTCGTTGGTAGCATTTGCTGCTGTTGATGATGATAAATCAGACGGTAAGCCGTGGAAGGCTACATCTACTGATATTACATCTTCAAAGCTGTGTGTTGGTAATTCCAAATGTGCTTTCGGAATTGCAACATTACATCGAGGTGTTTGACCTGAGCCACCTATACTAAATGTCATTGCAAATGCATTAGTAATTACACCTCTTGATTCTTGCATTCTTTCGAATAGGTCTAATGAACCGTTAGCAGCATCGTTTAGATAACAAGTAAAGTTACCTGATACTGACCTTGTTCCCATTACATGTCCTAATGGAAGGTTCACTGTTCCTAAAGTTTCAGGAGTTACATAAGTAAGATTGTTTTCTATGGTAATATTACCACCTGTAAGAGTCATTGAGTAAGTTTGGTCAGATGAACTGTTACTATCCAATGCTCCTAAAGTACCTGTAGCTTCTGATACATCGAAACTGATTGCTAAATCTGTTAATTTCTGTCTAATAAAGTTAGATGTAGTATCTACACCTTCTCTTATTAATCCTTTTGCGGTGTTTCCACCTGTACTTGTATCGAGTGCTGCAACTTCTTCAATTGTTTGTCCTTGTCCAGACCACCCAACTTGGGCGATTCCTTCAATATCAAAATCAATTGATGCTGACCCTACTGAACAATTGGCTAGTTTATAAACTGTTACACCATCTGTTCCTGTAGTATACGCTGCAGTAGTGCTATCTTTAGCGGCTCCTAGTACAAAAAACATATTAAAAGTTCCAAGTGTTACTTGGTTAGAATTTGCAAAATCAAATTCCATCTTTGATGTATCGTTTGCATAGTCTCCACCACTAGACCTGTCATAAGTGTTTGCACTCATAGCAGCCCATAATGGTCCTTCTACTGCGAAGTGGCACCCGCTGTCCGCGTGGTCGCCACTGGTCATTTTAGCATTTGAGCCTGATTTTGTAGGCCTCATATAAGTACTGAAACTCCATTCAGCTGGCGCAAAAGAGTCAGTAAACATTGCTCTACCTCTTTTTGTATACCCAGTTGAACTTGCTGCTTCATTCAAAGTAATCTCCGAAGTATTTGTAGCTTGACTGAATGAGAAACCATCTAATACAGGTATTTCAAATAACGCTGTAGTAGACGCTGTTCCGTCTTCACTCCATTCCATAAATACTTTGGTATCTCTACTAAAGAAAAATGCCATATTATTTCTCCATCAATATCGAACTTCAAGGACGATTTCTCCTACGCCCAAGGGTTCGAGTACGCCTTCATCTGTATCTACTGATTGAATTGTTGTTTGCACAGTAGTATGAGATGTACCTGTTGAGTCTGTGTAGGTTAAAGGATCATTATCCTCCAACACAGTTTCAACATCTTCTAACAGTTCCTCTAGTGCTTCAATGACATCACTATCATCACTCACATAGCATCGAACTGTTATCGTTAAAAATCTAAATCGAAAGCCGCCGCCGTCGTATTCTCTTGTTTCTGCCCCCGCTCCTATATGTATAGTAGGAAACTCGTCAACTTCGTCCCAAAATTTTAATCGTCTTTCGACTTTTGCTACCGAAGTCCTGTAGGGAGCTTGTCCATTGATATCTTCGAGAACATCAGCTATTGCTTCTACAATGGCTCTGCGACGCGACGAATATCTTCTTGCTGTCGTTGAGTCCATTTAAATTCTCCTCATACCTGTGAACTTACTTCCCATTTGCTTAGCCATTATTGACCTAATACTTGTTTCTATAATTCTTTTCGGGTCTCTTTGTACATCACCCATCTTACCACCTGGTTCAAAGGTTGCGTAAGGATTTGTCATATATGTATAATCTGCATACATACCACCTCTTGGGCCTTCTCTTACTTGCTGTACCCTTGCTGAGCTGGCAAATCTACCTGTTCTAAATTGTAGTCTAGGAGATACCATTCTTCTTGCTACTTCTGTCGGTAAAAGAGTATTAATCATATTTCTTAATTTAACTGGGCTTGCATTTGCCATGGCTTCTCTTTTACTTTTTGCTTTTCTACTTCTTCCAGCTGCAGTTGTTGCTGCTATTTGTTTACCATATTGAGTACTTTTTCCTTTACTTTTTTTACCTCTAGTACTTTTTGAAATTGATTTTTTACCTTTAGCATTATCTATATACTCTTTTGCTAACGCTCTATTAACCTTATATTTCATATTTGGTCTAGATTTGTGAGGAAACATATTTTTTATCGCAACTCTAGCTGCGGCTTTTAAAGCTTTATCTTTCATAGGTGTAGAACCTTCTTTTTCTGCATAAGCTTTTCCACCTATCTTACCTGTTGACCAATCATCTAGAAGTCTGTTCATTTGCTTTCTATGCCATTTCTTAACAGCTTCTTGTATTGCAGGTAAATCTGTTCCTTCCCAAATCTCATTTTTTGTTGACATCTTCATCTGAACTGTCATATTGTCTTTAATTTTAGCTTTTGTAGTACTAACATCTAGTACCCTGCTAAAATCTATATCACTCATCATTTCTTGTTGATATTCTTCTATTTCGTCCCAATAAATAGGGTCAAGAGTTTTTAAATGTTTCTCTAAAAGCGGTCCCATGTTTTTTACAAAGCTAATCATAGCATGTGTAGTTGTTTCGCCATGGTGAGCTCCTGCCATTACTGGTGGAACTTCTTGTTTCTTTAAGTCTATACCTGTTCCTGAGGTAGCGTTAAGTAAGCTATGTAATTTTGAACCTTTCTTAGCTCTATTCATTGCTTGGTTGATTTTACTCTCTACTTGAACTAAAATACCATCTCTAGCATTCAGACAAATTGTTAAATTAACTCTTAGTGCTGCACGAAAAACATCTTTATATTGCCCTTTTTTAGATTGTTGAGAAGTTGCCCTTTCTATTTTATAACCAAACTCTCCTTTTTGAAATAGTATAGTTATGCCTCTAGTTGTTTGTTTTACTCTTTTTGGGTTTCTCCAAATACTGCTATACATATTCTTTGCAGCGGCTTTTCCTGCAGAATCGGCTCCTGAACTATTAATTTGTCCCATGATACCCGTTTTACCGCCTGAGAATCCCAAAAGGGAATTAGCTGTTAGTTTCTTTTGAACTATTGCTAGACACATATTTTCTAATACTCTATCAGCGTTTGAACCTTTTCGTAAAGTTTCTTCCCATAGTTCCCAATAACTAACAGAACTTACTAAATCTTTAACCTCAGTTTCGACCATTTGTCTTTTTAAAAGCCTCGCTAACATCTGGGCTTGGTCTCTATAAAAAATTCTTACATTATGTTTATAATTTTTCTCTATCCAACTACGAATAGACCTATGAGCAACTTGGTCCCATTCTTTAGCCATACTAAGTAAAGCCATTAGATAACCACCCTATATAAATCAAGTACTCTTTTTATGTGGTCTGGAAAATCAGTATTATCTCTAACTCCAGAAGTTCCTTGATTCGACATTTGAGCGCCCCCTAAAACTTTACGCTCTTTGTGTTCGTCTTTTAAATAATAATTTACTAAATCGTAGAGAGCAAGTTTTAAATCATTGGGTGTAGCTGAATATCCTGCTTTATAAGTAATTCTAACTGCTCCCATTCCTTTTGCCCAATTTGAGGGTTCTCCATTTTTTGTTGTTCTTA